AGTCTAGGAGCGTTCCAGGGGACACCCTGCCGCCTGTAGCTTCGCCGTGAGCACGCTGTCGCTGGTAGTGCCGGCTGCAATAGTCGCCCGCCCCGCGCAACCTGCCGTTGGCGTATTCGTCGCATCCTGGAGCAGCGCATTTGCGCAATATCAGGCGCGGCCCCCAGAAGATATTTCCCGCCCGGCTGTCAGTGATGTCGCCATTTCTGCGGTGGACGTGCTCCGATCCCTTCGCCGGCACCCCATGGAATGCAATTGCTACCAGACGACCAACCGTCACAGATGCTTGCGCTCTGCCAGTCTTTGCAGCCTTGACGACAATCCCTCCACCGCTTGCCTTTCTCGGCGTCAATATCTTCGGGTGCTCTGGGCGTGGCCGGTTCGGCCCCGTAGGGCGCCAACTACGCACCCGCCCTTCGCTGCTCGCCTCATAGCCGTCATACCCCTCAACAGGGCGCCATTCTTCTGATAGATGAGAGTTAGCCACTCGAACCTCCAATGTTCGGGCTTGGTCAGAACCCGTCGCGGTGGTGAGACACCCGGCGGGTTCGCTATTTGTACTCCATCTACGCTTGGATGTCACACTCATATAAGACCGCGATTCCTGCGGGCGCCAGCTCGCGAACGGCCTGTATCTCCTGCCACGCAACAGCTTCATCCGTCGCGGCATCCACAAACGTCAGATGCGAGCCCAGTACGATCTTGTCGTCATCGCTCGGCACCACACCGGCAGCGCCAGAGATCGTCACGGTCCGCTTCGTCATGCCGATCAAGGTTCCCGATGCGTCCCGCAATTCCTTGTCCGACACCATGACGATGACCTGGTAATAGGTAGGGTTGCCGTATTCGGGGGCATAGTCTGGACCGCCTGTGCGTGCCCCTGCCCTGCGCAGCGTGGCGGGGTAGCCGTTGGGCTGGGAGGTGTCGCCTATGGATGCAAGAGCGGCCTCGACCTCGGCAGCAATGCCTGACCAATCCTCGGCCATGTCACACCACCAGAGCGTAGGGAATATCTCGGGCCACCAGCAGCGGACCCAACAGGCCCTCAATGGCGGTCGAGATCATCACCATGGCGTCGGTCCCCTTGGCGTCTCCCACGACCTGCCATTTGATCCCCTTGACCTCGGTCAGCACCTTGTTCGTGCCGGGGGTATAGGTCGTGGTCAGAATGCCAGGCGTGGAAGCCTCAAGATACGCGGCCTGATAGCTGGCCTCGATGACCCGCGTCGGAACAGTGTTCGGGTCCAGAGCATTGCCCCATCGATCGGTTGCACTGGCCCGCGGCCATGACCGCTCCTGAGTGGCGCCGCCCGTCGGCGTGCCGGGGAAGCGAAGGCCATAGGTGTTGTCGATATAGGCGGACCCACGCTGCCGTAGAACGGCCTCAGAGGGGGCGCCTTCGGGCAAAGAATGCCCATTGGCAGTTAGCCATGCGGTGAATCCGCCATCGTCGCCATAGCCCGCCATGCCGGCCTCCTCTGGTTCTTAGTCCGGCTTGGTGGCCAGATCTTCGAGCGCCTTGACGATCTCATCCTTGGTCGCCGGGGTACTGTCGCCCAGCACCTTCTTTGCCTCGGCCTTGAAGGCCAGGAACTGGAACGGCTCGGCCTTGGTCATTGCAAGCACGTCAGCGGCGCTTTTGGGTTCGTCCGGCGCATTATCCTCAGCCTTGGGCTTGCTGGCCTTGTCCGCCTTCGGTGCCTTGGCCGGCTTTGCAGCAGGCGCGTCGGCCTTCGCGCTCTTGACCGCATCACCTTCCACGACCAGGAACGGCAGCGACTTGGCGCGCTTGGCAGAGGCCTCGTCCAGTTCCATGCCATCGCGGGTCTGGCCGGGCTTGAGATAAACCACGCCCTTGGTGGTGTGGATGCCCTGGAGGCCCTTGGCGTTGTTGGTGATCTTCATCATGAAGTCCTTTCGGTTCGCACACAAAAGGGGGCCGCGTGCGACCCCCTCATAATCCGAACGATCAGGCCGGAACGTCGGTGATCTCGTCGCCATAGGCCATGGCCCCAGGCAAACGAACTTCTGTGCCACCGGTGCGTGCGATGATGCCGGTTTCGAAGCCCATGATGGACTTCTGGCGCGGCTGCAGCACGGTGCGGGGCATCGGCAGGTGGAAGCGCAGCACTTCCGGGTCACGGCGATAGACCACCATGCGGCCGCCGCCGTCATTGGAGGCAGTCGCCAGCTCGCGTAGCGGCTGAATATCCAGCGGCTGGCCCGTCTCGGCGGTGTAGACGTTGTTGCGGCGGATGTACTCCAGCAACGTCAGCAGACCATCACCAGCGCCAAGGCGGCGCGTGGCAATAAGACGGAAGGCCTCGGGGGGCAGGCGAAGGCTGTCCGCCCATTCGACTTCTTCCGTGTTCGTGCGCACGCTGGAGATCAGATCGTTGACGTCGCGCAGGATCTGGTCGTTGGTCTTGGTCGACCAGAACGTCGAAGTGCCGGTGCCGTCATTCGCAACATCGACGCGGGAGACCGCGGCGTTGTTGGCAAAGCCGGTCCAGTTCTTTTCGGTGGCGCCCACCATGGCGATGGAGTTCAGCAGGCGCTCCACCTTGTCGGCCGCCGACATCGCATCGGTTGCCCGAAGATCAATGCCGTAGAGCGAGCCCTGGTTGATTTCTTCCAGGGTCCATTCCCAGCCCGAGCCGATCATTGCGAAGTCGTGGCTGGCCTGGTCGCGGGTGCTCTTGTTGAAGGGCATATCCGTGCCGGCGCCGGAGAGGAACTTGGCCTCACCAGCGGAGTCGACCGAGAAGAAGGTCGTGCCGATCGCCCAGGGCTGGCCTTCAGTCACCACGGGCACGGTGGCGCCGTAGTTGAACGTCGGGTAGCGCCGCTGGTAGATGCGGGTTTCGATGGTGCGCCCCTGCGCGAGCACGAAGGGGTAAGCCGCCTGCGCGTCAGCGAAGGGCTGGCGGATCATCTGGTTCATGGTTGCAGATCCTTTCGCGATCAGCGGAGCTTGAGGGAGACTTCAACGATGTCCCCATTCCCGCCCGACGTGTCGAACGTCGCGCCAGGAATTTGGATATGCGTTGTGGTGGAGGTGTACCGGCCCGTCGCAGGGTCCCAATACACATCGCCGCCATCAACCACAGAAGTGCCGGCAGTGACGTACATCTGACCCATGGTCATGAACGCCCCGGTGAAATACTGCGGGTAGAGGTCGGCAGCGGCGCCGGAAGCGGCAGGCGGCACGGCAGGGTTGAGCACGGCCAGGCCAAGGAACTTGGCGTTGGCGGTGTAGGTGACCGTGATGGCGAACGAATCGCCGACCACGAAGTCGGTGGCGCCATCGGCGAGGGTGAAGGCGAGCCCGCCGGCAGAGAAGGCAGCCGCAACATCGCCGTCATCCACAAAGAGGCCGTCGGGATCGGTCACGCGGAACGAGCCGGCATTGGTTGCAGCGCCCGTGATTTCCAGGGTATAGACACCCTGCTTGGCACCAGCCGACACAGTGATAGCGCCCATGGCGCCATTGCCGGTATTCCCCGAGCCCGCGACGGCGGCAGCGGTTGCTGCGAATGCAGAGCCGGCGACAACGCCGTGATCACCCGAGCCACGGAAAGCGGGCTGGCCGAACGCAATGCCAGCGGCCGATTCCACGGTACGGGAAACCTTGTTGCACTTCTCCTCATTGGCGATCTGGCCGGGGAGGCCCTTCGCCGGAGCATTCGAATAGGTCGTCTGATAGGTGGCCATGCTCGGCGCTCCCTCAGTTGGCCTTGGCCGAGACGGTGCCGGACTGAAGGTCCGCCAGCATCTGGGCGCGGGCATCGTTGACGGGCTTGAGATCGTCAGCGGTGGGGGTCAGCCCATCGGCAACGACTTCGCGGAAGGGGTCCTTGTCGCCGGCCTTCTTCACGGCATCCTCGACCAGGATTTCGAAGCGGGCGTCGATATAGGCCTCGGGCTTGTCTTTGGCGGCGTCACCCACCACGGCCAGCACAACGGCCTTCTTGATATCGGCATCGGACAGACCATCGGTCTTCACGTCCTTGGCCAGAACCTTGGCCTTGCCGATCAGGTCGGCGCGGGCAGCGACCAACTTGTCGATGGCGGCCGCATCAAGCACCTTGCCCTTGAGGCCGTCGATCTCGGCGTCCTTCTTGGCGATCTCGGCATCCTTGGCGGCAATGGCCGCCGAATGGGCGGTATCGGCGTCAGTGAGCTTCTTTGCGGCATCAGCGATGCGCTGCTGCAGCGTGGCAATGACGGTGGCGCCCTGATCGGTCACCTCGACCGGGATGCCATCGACGGTAACCGTCTTGAGAGTCATGGGTTTGTCCTTTTCAGGGGTTGCGTCATTGACCGGAGCAGCGCCCCAGCCCGCCGCACCGTCACCGATGCGGACCTGTGATCCGGCCCTGCCCCGCGCCACTATGGCGACGTGGTTGATCCGGATATTCTTCTGAATGGCGTCGTAGGCCTCGCCAGACGGCGTGGTGCCTGCTTCGAATGCGAGGTCGCAGGTATAGCCAGCGGATAGTTCCCGCTTGCCGTCCTCGATCAGCTTGATGGTGTCCCCATCGCTGACCATGAGCGGGACACGGATGAAGATGCCTTCTCCCGTGATCTCATCCCCGGTCTGGCCAACCGCGACCGATTTCCAGTTGTCGGCGCTGACCATCTCTGCGGGGTGGTCATTGGTAACTGGGCGATGGGCGGCGGACTTCAGCGTGTCCTCGGAGAACACTTCAGTGCCCGGGCGATAAACACGCACGTGAGCCATGTCTGGCTTGCCCACTTCACTGCCCAGATAGGTCTGGATGCCGGTGCGAGCGATGCGGGCATCGGCTACAAGATAGCCGTCATCGCGCCGCCGGGTGCCGGCGACGGTTACAGCGTCGGTGAATTGCATGGGCATGGCCCCTATGAAAAAGGCCACCCGAAGGTGGCCTGCTGATCAACTCAAATCGCCCGGAACGGGCATTGCCCAACGGTCATCGCTTCCATCGATGCGCGGCAACCTGCCGTCACCGCGATTGCGTTTTCGTCCGCGTTCTAGCATTTCGGCCATGTTGCCTATCTGGGTGCCAAGCGACAGATGCGCCGGATTGCAGCACGGCGGATTGTCGCAACTGTGCTTGACCAGCATCCCGCTCGGGATTGGGCCATGCGCCAGTTCATAGGCAACCCGGTGCGCCTTCTTTACAGCGCGCCCCACCTTAAAGCTGCCATATCCCCATTTGATGCGGTGCCCCTGCCATTCATGGCAGTCGCCATTCGGGCCCTGTCCCGGTGACTTGTCCACCTTCTCCCAGAACCGTTGCTCTTTGGTCGGCCATATGCGGTTTCTCTGACCCAAAGCGGTCGAACACCCTCGGGAGCAAGCCCGAGATGCATTAAACTGCTTCATGCCCCACTTGGGGCCGTACTCTTTGCCGCAGGACTCACAGACCTTTACAGCCGGGCCAAGCCCGTGCTCATTGGCATCAGCCATCATCGCTCTCCATAGCGTTGATCGGTTAGGCCCGCTTTGGTGTGCAACCACCTTTGCGGGCCGCTTCAATCTAGCAGATGGCTAGGATTCCGTCACCTTTTGACGCCAGTTTTCGTCAACTTCCTCGAAGATTTCCGGACCGAACCGCAGTTCTCCGCGATACGGCTCGACCGTTTCTAGGTCGAGGCCATCTGGGGCATTCCATGTGATCGTTACATGCGGCTGGTACTCTGGGAAATCGACCTGAGCACCCATGCGAACGATGTCCTGATGGCGCCATGCCAACTTGCTGCTAGCGAACTGCAGAACGATGGCCTCGCCAAAGCGCTCGACAATGCGCGGCCCACCAGCCCCGATGGTCAGATTGCCGTTCTCTTCCCAGCTCCACTCATTCACTGAGCCGACCTTGATCCAATCGAGGGGGGTTCTTGTGTGGATCACAGTCACGTGCAGGTCATCGGCCGGCAGCGTGGTGTCGAAACCCTGGGCCTTGAAGTGGGCAATGACCTCGGCCCCGTTCAGAAGCTTGCGGCTGACATAGAGCGTGCGTGGTGCAGCGTCGTTTGCGACCTCAGCGGTGGTCACTGGCGGCTGTTGCGCGATCAGTGCGGCCTGCACATCGGTTTCATCCTCTTCCTGCTCTGAGAGCTTGCCATACTCTTCGATGGCAGCCTCCAGGCCAGGCAGCGAGTTGTCTTCGATGAAGGTGTTGACCAGGGCATCGGACAGCGCCTCAATGGGCATCAGCGGCTCGCTGGTCCCGCCAGTGCCAGCGATGGTGCGGGCGGCGTCGGCCTTGAGCTTGAAGATGTCGGCCTTTTCCTTCTCGCTCATCTGCTCGAGCGGAGCCCAGCGATAGTGGATGGCCGGATCGCGAGGCCCGAGAGCGGAACGGATGATGCACTCGTCCATGCGGTACATGGCCGGCGTCATCTCGATTTCCTGCATGGCCGCCACACGGTCGTGGTAATTCTTCATGTCCGACGTGCCGGTGGCGTTCATGCCCGCCGGGGACTGGCTCAGGAGGCGCGTGGCGGGGATGTCGGCCGCACCGGAGACGATCTGCAGGAAACGGTCGAGCACATCGGGCAAATTGGAGAAGTTTGCCGTCTTGGTCTCGTATTCCTCTTCCTTGTCCAGCATCAGGGTGCCGTTAATGCCCTTGCCGGTGTTGGCCAGGGTGTAGCGCTCAAGGATCTTGCGCTTGTAGCCCTCATCGGCCAGCGAGGCCATGAAGTTGGGCAAACGGATGATGTCGATCTTGGCTTCGAACACCAGCGAGGCGATGTTCGCGGCGGTGCTGTCGGCCTGCTTGATGGCGTCCATGGTGCTTTGCAGCACGCTATCGCCCCAACCCTGATAGGTCGCAAAGTCCCCATCCGGGTCCACGTTGCCATTGAAGACCACGAGCCGCGACGGGTGGATCATCACCTGCACCGAATTGGCATTGCTCAGGCTGTAGAGCTTGGGCTTGCCATAGAACTCCGATGCAGGATCGGTTTCCATCTCGGTTGCGGACAGATGCCGGCGGGTCAGCACCGTGAGATACTTCAGGCCATTCGTGCCGAGGCGATTGAGGTCGAGCGGTTGGGATAGGTCTGCATCGCCCGTGCCGATCATGATGGCGGCGCCGCCCCATAGGCGGGCCTTGATCTTGGCCTCCAGCACCTTACCCTTGACGTTGAGGCGCTTTTCCTCAGCCTCAATCTTTTCGATCTGGTCCGGGGTCGCCTGCCAGTCGCGCCAGGCCCGCACGGAATCGAACGCGGGAATGTCCACGATCTTCCGGGGCAGCCATGCGGTCTTGTATGAGACCAGCAACTGCTCATCGGTGAGCGGGATGAAGGAATAGACCCCGTGCGAGGCCTTGTCCCGATCCGTGCCCATGCGGGACACCAGGTTGGTCAGGCTGTCGCCCACATTGCGGGCGAACTGGAGAACGCTTGCCATGTCCGCTCCTACACGTGTGCCAAGGTGAACGAGCCACCGGTGATCATCAGTTCAGTCAGTGCCCAGACCAGAGCATCGGCCCGGTCGGGCGAGCCCTCGCCCACGTAGCCCTCAGGGGCGATCTGGCACATCTGGTCTTCCAGTTCTGGCATAGAGCCCACATGGCTGACCCTGCCCTGCTCATAGAGCGCGGCTACGGGTTCGGCCCGTGCCACCTTGCCCCGTGAGGCCGTGACCTCTTTGTAGGGCACCGTCTTGTCGATGGTCTTGATGACGTGCTCGACCATGGCGCCGCCGAAGTTGCGCTCCGCCACGATCCTGTCGCCGCTAAATTCATGGAAGGCATTGACCGCCCGCCGCCCCCAGCCATCTGGCGAGAGCTTGCATGTGCGGTCGGCCAACACATAGGCCCGGCCATCTATGCCGAGCCCTGCCACCACGATGCCGATATCGTCGCCGTCGTCGCTGTCGCCCTTGGTGCCGCTAGGATCGATAGAGATGACCACACGCTGGAGTTCAGGGGCTTCCCTGACCCGATGGCCGTCAATCGAGTCTCGCGTCCACAGCGCCCCCGGAAGGTCATCGAGGATTTCGGCATTGAGTTCCTGCCGTCCGAGGCGCGTGCCCTCGTATTTGTCCTTCACCGCCTTGAGAAAGGTCGGCGCCAGGTTGCTGGCATTGTCAAATGTGGAACCCCGCGTCACTACCGTGCGCGGGTCCTTGATGATCTCTTTCAGCAGGGGCAGCGGCTTCGGCGTCGTCGTGATGCATGTCCTAGGCCGATCACCGAGACGCAGGCCGAACATGGCCATGTCCCAGGTATCGCGCAGATACTTCCACGATGCGAGCTCGTCGGCCCACAGCACTTCTGCCTGGGGGCCGCGCAGGCGTTCCGGTTCCTCTGCCGAGAACAGCGTGGCAATCGCCCCATTGGCCCATGTCAGGCGCCGCTTGGATGGCTCATAGGATGGGCGGCCCAGCATTTCGCCGGTTAGCGTCTTGTCGCCAGCCCAGCACACCGACAGCAGCCCGGATTCGCCTTCGACCATAACGTCTCTGGCGTCCGAGGCTGTCGGGGCAATGAGGTGGATGCGCTTGGCGCCCGCCTTGATCTGTTCCCGCGTCCACTCGGCCCCGGTCCTGGTCTTGCCGAAGCCGCGCCCCGCCAAGATCAGCCATGTCTGCCAATCCCCTTCCGGGGCTAGCTGAGGCTCACGGGCCAGAAACCGCCAATCGTGTAGCAACGCCTCGCATTGGTCCTCAGTGAGGCTTGCCAGCGCCTCCTGCAGCACTTCCGGCGGCAAGGCGACGAGTGATGAGATGTTCAAGCTTCGTCCTCGCATCCGTGACCGTCACATCGACGGTCTGGGCGATCTCCTGCTTATCGACCTGGCCCAGGTACTGCTTGCCCAGCCAAACCAGCATTGTGGCGTTACCGTCTTCGGCCGCCTTGAACTGACGGCGCCGGAGAGAGGCGAGCCCCTGCCCGACACCATCACGATAGGCGTCTGCCACTTCGGGATGATCGGCCTTGAACTTGAGGTAAGTCGGCTCGGTCACCGATAGGACAGCGGCGCATTCCTTCGTGGTCGCCTGAATCTTGCCGAGGCCCGTGATGATTTTGAGCGTTGCGGCATCGGGCATCAGGGCTGGCGGTCTGCCGCCCTTTTTATTAGGCGCTAAAGAAACCGCATCGCCCTTCGTTGTTTCTGCTGGCTTTTTACGAGCCATCACGCAAATCCATTTCTATCGCCCAGCAGCGAAACGACACTTGGCGATATGATTGTTCTACGCAGCGCGCTTCATCGCCTGCATAATTTCCACGAGGTCGCTCAGGTGTTCGGCTGCCAGGATCGTCTGGCCAGTCTGCGCAGCAATGGCGCAAACCTCCTGAGCGCGGCGGCTGGCCTGCTCATAGCTGTAGCCTGCATACTGGTTGGGGCGGAGTTCATACAGGCGCATGGCAAGCCTCATGGCGGGGATTGGAGAGGATCATTCGGCCAGCGTGATTTCGGTCTGCACATCAATTTTCAACGGCGCCACGCGACCGGCCATCCAGAGCAGCCAGGTCACAACGGCCATGCGGATGCGATAGCCGCGTGGCTTGGTGATCTTGAGACGCAAGGTCATGCCCGGCATTGGGATGGATGCGGTTGCCATGTCTGCTCTCCGTATGAATGGGTGAAGCGGAACCTTCATCGCTGGCGGCAGAACAAGCCTGCCCTTGGCTATCGGTGAACCGACCAGCTTCTGACTTTCGGCATCGCCACTATCCAGTGACCACCGCCGCTTCGATCTTTGATCGGTAACCATTTCGATCCCGATGTGCGATTTATGCTTGACCCATCCGTTCCGATGGTATTTGTTGCGCCTCAACGGAAGCAACCTTCCGGATGGCGATTGTGCCAACCTAGTCCAGGAGCAAAGGACACGATGAACAACCAACCCCCCAATTCGACCGGCCCACCATGTCAGCTTTCCGCTGCGGATACCGCGCGGGCTCCACCATGGCAACCCACGAGGCCAACCCTTGCCAGTTGAACCACCACCACAGAGCGAACCACGCATGACGCCGGGCCAATTCAGCGCCCGGCTATTGCGGCTTGGGCTGAACAATCGAGATATGGCCGAAGCCTATGGGGCCAATATCCGAACCGTGAAGCGGTGGAAGGCTGGAGAGCAGGATATCCCAAAGGGGATGGAACAGTGGCTGGATGAATACGAAAGCCGGTCGCTCTAGGAGCGCCGGCTGCAATTCGTCTATCGTATCGCTGTTGAGGTGTTTATCGCGTGATTTGACCCACTCTGTCGAACAATGTCGCTTACACCGTTCGCTCTGGGCCGCTCAATCTATCCCGCTCACCACACCGGCACCCCTGCCGCATTCAGTTGCTTGGCGATTGCAGCCGCAGCGAAGTCCCTGTGGCGCTGAAAGGTCGTCAGGGGCATCCCAAGCCATCCCGCTACTTCCCTGCCACTGTAGCGCTTTGCCTGCGCCATTACGGCGGCAACCAGAATGCCACGGTGCTCTGGGTATGCCTTCACGGCCCCATTGAGCCAGCCCGGCATGCCATTCGCACCCAACAATACGATCTCCATCCGGCTAATGTCGAGCGCCGTGGGCTTGATCATCGCCTTCATGCGGCCATGATGGATATTCCCCGCCAGGCGCTGCTCTGCGATGTCGATGGGCTCTAGCTGGTATTCCGGCCATGCCGCCTTCACCCGCTTGTGCCCCACCCTGCCCTCACAGGCATTGAGAACGCGGTAGGCATCGGCCAGTGCCATGCGGACCGAACGCGCGTCCCAGCCCTTTGTCTTCGCCTTGTCCAGCATCATCCCTCCAGTACCGCCGCATAAAGTTGGTCGACCGCGACCTGTGTCAGAATCCGCCGACACAGTTCCGGCATTTCCATGTCTCTTGCTCTGGCCTCGGCCGCCAGCATGGTACGGTGCTTCGCTGCCATTGGCACCGGTATCTTCGAATAGCTCGGCATCGGCGTGTGGGCGGTGAAGCCCCAGTAATTCAGCATGCGGGCAATGATGCCCTCGGCATCGGGTTCATCGATCTCGATTGCGATGGCGGGGGCAGACAGCCCCTGCCCTGCCAGATAAGCGATCTTGGCCGCTTTGACATTGGTCCAGCTTTCCTTGAAGGGCGGCGCCCCCAGCCTGGGCAGTTCTCCACCAAAGAGGTCGCGGTCTTGGGCCATGATGGGACTAGTTCAACTTTCCTCTGACCGCCAAGTCAGCCGCCATGTCCTTGTCAGCATCGCTGTCGTCTCCATTGACCAGCCTTATCGCCTCAAAGGCATCTTTTACCGCCTGCTGGTGCGCCTTGCTCATCGACGCAGAAGGCCCGTTGAACATCTTCACCATGTGAAGCAGCTCTTGGCATAACCTTGGGGCCGCCGCGATCATGAGCGCGTTGCGCTCGGCGTCGTCAAACGACTCCAGATGCGACCCCATGTGATCGTAAAGGCAGCATACAGGCGGACAATCCTCGCCATTGTCCGACAAAACTTCGAACGCAACACCGAGCTTCCCCTCAGGGTCTGATTCAATAGTTGTCCTAAAAACAAACCATTCCGGGAAAAGCATTTTTTCAGCCATCGTCATTCACCTCTTGTTCCTATAATTGCCTAGAACGGCACCGCGTCTGATTTCAGTTCTTGCTTCACATCCTCTGGCACGCCCGCTCCGGGCTGCTCCTGTGGTCGCTCCTGCTCCTGGTGGCGCCGACGGGGCTCTGGGCTCTTTCCGGTCCACCACACCATCTTGGCGTCATTGTCGCGGCCCATATACCCGGCATTGATCAGGGTCGTGGTCGTCCGCTTGATGAACGCCTTGAGCTCGCTGTTGCGCTGCTCGATCTCGTCTTCCGAAGCCGTGAACGACATGGTCCTGCGAACATTGGCCTCGAATGCCGCAATGGGGACGCAGCGCGCCCCGTGGGCGGCGCTTGACAGGCCCGCCGGCATCTCCTGCCCGGAATCCACCATTGCCGTATGGAGCGCGTCGAAAACGAGCTTTGTGTCTGGCGACATCTTCTGCCGCTCTTCTGGCTCATCTCGCTGTCGAGACGCCTTGGCGCAAATGCATGTCGTCTGTGGCTCGCCGTCCTGGTCGAGACCGACGGTCACCTCCTGAAGCACGAAGGTCCATTTCACATCGTTCAGACCGTTCTTGTTCTTGGTCAGGATGGCGCGGCGCATTGGCCTGCCCTCGGTGTCCTTGATAATCTCTGGCTTTTCGTCCTTCCGCTTGGGGATCGTCATCATGGGCCGGACTTCAATGACATTGGCCACGTTCGCCACGAGCGCAGAGCTGCCGCGGATGCGGGTTGCAGCGGCATTCATGTGGTGCACCAGGCACACCGTCGCGCCGGTCATGTCGCGGATGCGGTTGACGCGGGTCAGCATCTTCGTGACCTCGGCGCTGCTGTTCTCGTCCAGCCCTTCCGCCGCGGCCGAAACGGTATCGATGATGACGAGCTCGAGGCTGCCGTAGTGGTGCTTCCATTCCATGCACTCGGCAATGAAGGCGTCGACGGACTCGTCTGACATGAGCGTAAAGCCCAGCGCACCCTTCGCGTGCGGGTCCATGACGATATAGGGCACATCCATGTCGGGGCTGATGCCGTTGGCCTTGCGATAGCCCTCGACGCGCAGCTTGGTGCCGTTACCGTCCTCGCTGGCCATGTGAATGACCGCGCCGCTGCGTGTCCTGCGGCCCGCATATTCCAGCCCGCGGGCGATCTTCATGCCCATGTCCAGCACGAAGAACGATTTGCCAGCCTGGCTCTCGCCGGCCACGATCAAGACACCGCTTCGCTCCACCAGATGCTTGATGAGCCAGTCGAATACGAGAGGCTGGTTCGCGATCTGGTTCATGCGCTGGGCGCCGAACTTGGATGCTGGTGGCCGGGGCTTGGTTCGGCCCTCCACAATGTCGAGCAAGGCATCTGCCGTGCCGCCTGCCGCAACCCAGTCGCTCACGTCGCTTTTCGGT